CCTTGCGCTCTTTGAGGATTTCCTCGTCGGTCTTGCCGCGCATCGGCTGGGAGATAAACAATTTTTTCATAGCTTTACCCCACATATTCGGCCTTGTACAGCCCTGCATCAATCAGCTGCAGCTCTGCGCACTTGCGCATGATGTACCAGGCGTCGCCGCTGGATACCGGCCCAACGTCCAGCATCCACTGGTTGCCATCTGCATAGGTTTCGCGGTACAGGCCCGCCGCGATCAGCCCCAGCCCCTCGCACAGGGCGCGAATGGTATTGCGGTCGCCGCTGGAGATACGGCCAATGGTAATACGCTGCTTGTCCAGCTTGTTGGGGGTGGTGTCCTCCGGGGTGGGCGCGGTGTGGCCCTGCAAGCCCGCCTGGATCATCAGCTGCTCATAGTCCTTATAGACCCGGTTGCAGTCCAGGCTGGTGCCGTAGCCGGGCACGCCCAGAGCGTTGCGGCTGCTGTACTGCCAGATGCCATACGGCAGGGGGCAGGTGCACTTGCTGCTGTACTGCGCTACCCAAATATCATATTTGGACAGGAACTTGTGGTCCAACCGATTGCGGATAAAATCGCAGCTAGCATACAGGATGCCGTAATACCCTGCGGCCTCAATCTCCGACAAAAAGGCCTGTACAAGTGCCGTGCGCTGGGCATTGGTCAGGCGCAGGATGCACGGCTCATACTCAATGTCATACGCCACCGGCAGGCACAGGTGCTTGCCCTTGATCGCTGCCAGGCAGCAACGGGCCTCCTGCCGGGCTTCCGCCGGGGTGCTGGCATAGCTGTACCAGTACACGCCGTACTGGATGCCCAGGCGGGCACACTCAGCTGCGTTGCGCTCAAACTGCGGGTCAACCTGGCTGCTGTAACGGCCATACCCGGCGCGCAGCATGGCATGGCGGATGCCCTTGTCATACGCCGCCTGCCAGTTGAATTTGCCTTGGTGCTTGCTTACGTCAATAGCATAATTCATGTATTCCACTTCCTTCATATTGTGCGCTACGCTGCTGTAACTGCCCAGCTTGACCGCACTGCTGGCCGTGTTAAAATCGTTGTCCAGCCAGTTCAGCGGGTTGGTACGGTTGCCTCTCCACCGCACCTCAAAATGCAGGTGTGCTCCATAGCAGTTGCCGGTATCGCCGCTGTAGCCGATCAGCTGCCCCTCCTGCACCTGCTGCCCCTGCGCCACGCAGAGCTTGCTCAGGTGGGCATACAGAGTTTCGAGGGTGCCATACTTGTAGGTCGTGTGGCGCAGCTTGACCATGTTGCCATAGCTGTTGATATCCCCCTGGGTGCGCTTGCCGTTCCAGCGGTAGGCCGTCTCCACCGTGCCACCCTCTGCGGCGTATACCGGCGTGCCCACCGCCGCGCGGAAATCCAGCGCCCGGTGCAGGCTGCCGTCATTGTAGAGCCAGCCTGCGGTGATAATGTGCTGGGCCAGGGGCCAGTGGAGCAGGACGTCTTCGTTGGATAATCTCATAATTTTCAACTCCTTTTTTTGGGCAAGCTAAAGCCCAATTTAGCTGACTGTCTCTGTATCATCTGTGGCATCTTCTTTGCTGTCCTCGGCGTCCTCGGCGTCCAGAGCGTCGTAGTACGCCTGTGCCAGAGTCTCCACTTCTGTGATGTCGTCCTCCGTCAGCAGGCCACTGTCCAGATGGGTGTACGCCTTGTCCAACCAGTATGCCACATCGCGTCCTGCGGCGATTTCCCGCTTGATGGAGCGCAGGGTCAGGTCGTGCCGTGCTTTACTTTTGATAGCCATAATGTATATCTCCTTTTAGGTGGTAGTCATGGATGCAATGGCATCCTCAAGATTTTTGACGACGAGGTTTACGTCCCGCTGATATTCCAGCTTTACCCCTGCGTCATCGCTCGCTTGCACCACGGTGTCGGGTGCGTAAGCGGTGATGGCTTTGTAGGCGGCAATTTCAGCAGGGGTGAGCGGGGTTTCGATAGGAGCGTCGAGAACGTAGAATAAAATGTATTCTCCTTCTTCCGGGTTTTTAGCGCCAATGGGAATAAAAACCTGCGCATTGTTTGTGTCTACATAAAAGTGAATGGTATCGCTAGTAAACGAAACTAAATATGGCAATCTATTGCATAGGGCTTTTGCTGTATAATCTTTACCTTTGAGTGGCAACCGAATCGCAAGTCGTTTTGTTGCCACCAAATTAGTTGTACCCGTAATTACACAGGTTGACAAGTCCACAGCGTTCACCCTCTGCACCTTCACCCCTCTCTCCAAGTCCACCTCGTCGCAAATCCATTGCTGGCCGTTTTTGTCAGTGTAGTTGCCGCCAGACGTGACAGGGATGCCCGGCAAGCCGTTGGGAGTGAGCAGGGTGAGGAGCTGTTCACGGTAGGGGGAGTATGGCAACAGTTTATCGGATAGGAGCATCTGCGGTTTCCATTCCATGTCTATAACGGAACCCGCAGTGCTTTCGATATTCAAATAAAACGGGTATTTTACGTTTAATTCCGTTATTTTTACGGGTTCATTGATATTATTACTTCTTATGGAAAAACCAAGGTTTATAGTGTTTGTTAAATCTAAATAGCAATTTGAAGATTCTGTGCCCTTGACCGGGTTCGGGTTAAAAAAACCTGTGCCAACGAATAGCTTAATGTTGCGTAGTAGCCGAACGCTCTTACCTGTTGAAGTGCCTTTTATCTTTATAACACCATTTTTTACGGAGTAAGTAACACCGTAAACAGTGTTCTCTTCAATGTCGGGGAGATACAGTATGTTTGCTCCTGTCACCTTCACCGCCACGCTCCCGCTGTCGCCAGCGCTCACGATAGGCACAGGGGTATCGGGGCTGGGTGTTCCGTCCTGCGTACTCTTGCCGTATACGGTCAGGCCACACAGCGGTGCAGCAAAAGCGTCATTACAGCTTGCCGGGTTGCCTGTCTCGCTGCCAACAAGCACATTCTGACGCTTCTTCAGCGCAGCGGTATCTTCTTTTAGTTTAGTGACATCTTCCTTTAGCTGACCAATCTTTTCACCGGTGACCTTCGCATCCGCTGCCTGCCCATCCTGCGTTAATGTTGCATCCACAACGGCATCTTTGCCAGGTGCGCCATCCTTACCATTGGTTCCGTTCCTTATTGTAGCAGTCGTTGTGCCGCTGGCATCTGTAACAGTAACTTCTGCCCCATCATCTGTCTGAGTAACGGTGGCGGTCGGGCTTACACCATCAGCACCTTTGGCACCAGTATCACCCCTGTCGCCCTTAGCTGATACGCCGGTGTCGGTATCGCCAACCCACCAGTTGCCGTTTTCACCAATGTGAGGTGTCAAGCCGTCCTCGCCGTCTTTACCTGCCTCACCAGTGGCTTTCACACCAAGGGATACCCATGTTGCACCGTTGTCATACGAAACTTGCCACAGATTATCCTCGCCAATTTTCAGCTGCGGAGTTGTGCCAGTCTCGCCCTTGTCACCTTTGGCTCCGTCCTTGCCGTCAAATTTGCCGTTAGCCGCGTCATTCCGCAGGCCCTCTGCAACACTCTTTGCTTCCGCGCTGTTCTTCTCTGCGTTAAGTGCAGCCTGCAAAACCTGCGTGGCCAGCGATTCGCTGGGATTAAACGGCGCAGTTCCACCAACGTTTCCGTGTGTAATCACGTTGTATCCCTGCGTTTTTGTGATGAGCTGCACACCATTGGCAACGCCGCAATACACGATAGCGCCCGTACCTTCATTGGCGGTTGCTTCGGCAGGCACATCAATCAGACCGTTTTCAGGCACACGGATTTCAACGGGTTCGCCCTTCGGCGGGTTAAACGTTGCCGTTACAGCAAGCCCGCTCCACGTATCGTCAAGGGTCACATGCAGCTGCTCGATACCGTAACTGTCAAAAGTGCCAAGCGATAAATTAACGGGTCTAACACTGTATCCTTTCAGCTGTACTTCATGCAATGCCATTACACGCCCTCCAATCTGGATTTAACCGCATCCATTCACTGCCTTAATACGGCGGTTTTTCTTCCTCTGTTTTCGGAGGTTCGATGTTTGCCGCCGCTGCTTCTTCGGCTGCCATATTCTCCCGCACGGCGTTCAAAACGTTCTCCAAAATCAACTCTGTGACGGCAAACGGCAGCCTTGCTTCGTTAATTGCAGCAATAACTTTGCGTTTGCAATCTTTAATGCGTTTGTTGTCAGTCATGGTGCATCCTCCTTTACAGTCGTGCGTTTACAGCGTTTTTCAGGGTTGCAATGGCGGTCAGCAGATCATCGTCCAGGGCTACAAAAGATGCCCGGTTGTTCTGGCTGGTGATGTTGCCGTCACTGTCTAATTCGGTGTAAGCGTAAGATACGCGCTCGCCCTCTGCGGTGGTAACCACCGCAACGCTGGTCAGTTTTTTCATGCCTCGTTATCCTCCAATTTCAACAGATTTTTGGTATTTAGTTTTGCGTTGGTATCGGTCAACAAGCTGTCCGCAGCGTCAGCACTGGAATCCAGCGCACGGGCGGCGGTAATTGCGGCCAAATCTTCGCCTTCCGGCATGGGAGCAGGATAATTGCACTCGCTGGGTTCGGCGTACTCGCCCTCATAGCCCTTTTGTGCCGCCATAGCCATCCATGAAAATTTCTGTCCTGGATTGCCATGTATAACGGCATACTGGCCGCAATCCTCAGCCCACAGGTGGCCGGTGCCATCGCAGTCCGTCAGCAGCCAGGTCAGCTGCCCGTGCTGGGCGATGGTCTCCGCATAGCGCGGGTCAAGGGCAATCAGGCACCAGCCTTCGGGGCCGCACTGGCCCTTGCCCCAGTCCGCAAAGGTTGGCAGCGGCGTCTCAAACGCAGCCATCTTGATTGGGCCAAAGCTGGTAGGCACAACGCGGGATTTGCTGCCCCACGCGTTCAGGTTCCGGCAGTTAAGCGTTCCGCTCACGCCAACGCGAGTCGTGTTAAAATCGGCATCGCTGTCATCGCTGCGGTTGTAGGTGATCTGCATCCCAACGTAAGATGTCGGGTTAAGGCCGTTCACCCACCCATACCTTGCGTACTTGCTGCACGCGCCGATGTAGCTGCTGCCCGCCTCTGAGTACAGCACGCCGGTTAATCCGATTGACCCCGTGTTGATGGTGGCGTACCATGCAATGTGGCGGTTATCCAAAAATACACGCTCACCGGCCTCGGTGCCCATACGTATCCACGCGTTGTCCAGGTCGTACACGGTGGTGTAGTTGAGGTTATGCAGTTGTCCGGTGGTAATGTTGCCGCCGTTGATGATTGTCTTGTCCTGGTTCCAGGTACTCAAATCCGAGAATGTCACAACGCCGGATAGGTTGATCTGTGCGCTGGTGATCTCTGTTCCGCCTGCCGTCAGCTTGATGGTGCTGCTGGTTCCGCTTGTGCTGGCCGTCAGCTTAATTTCGCCCACCGTCTGCTTGATCTCGGTTTTGGTTTCGTTGGCGGTCAGATAGTCGCCGGTGCTGGCCGTCCACGCGGTCGGGGCATTGCCCATCTGCACCATGGGGTGCATGATGGTCAGATCGTTGGTAACGGTGGCGTTGTCGTTGGCTGTGCTTACAAACAGGCCGTCCGCATATCCGTCCGCGGTCGCCGTGAACGCCGCCCAGCGCAGCTTCCAGCCGTTGTCCAGCTCAATGTCCTGCTTCGCATCTTTGAATGCATTGCCGTAATAACTTTTTGTGCCGCTGGAAGATTTTGTTTCAAATTGCAGGAACAGACTGTCTGTGCCTGAATTGAGCTTGTACAGCACGGATGCGCAATAGGTCATGCCCTTGGCAATCACCAGCGTTTTGTCCGCGCCAAAGTGAAAGCGGGTGTTCTGCGCCTTGTTGGTCACTCGGACAGATTCACCGCTGATCGTGTATGTTCCTTTTTTGCTCAGGTCATTGCCGCCTGCATCCAGGGTCGCATTGTTCCAGTCGTCGGTGCCCGCAATAATATTGTTGCCTCCGGTGATCCGCTGCGTTACCGTCTGGGTAATGCTGTCGGCTTTCTGGTCAATCGCGGATACTGATTCTTTAACGGTTTTGAATTCCCGCTTTGTGCTGTCCAGGTCGTTGGAAATGGTTGTGGTGGTCTCTTCCAGACTGCTGACTTTGGTGCTGATGCTGTCGGCCTTTTGGCTGATGTTGGAGACATCCTCTTTCAGGCTGTTCACCGTTGCGGTAGTGGCGTAATCCTGCAATTTACTGTCAACGGCATCATTGGCAGCGCTGATAGCGGTGTCCTTCACGTTGGCCGTTACCGTTTCGGTCACTGACTTGGTGACTTCGGTCTTGATCTCGTCAGCGGTCTGGGAAAACAGGCTTTTTGCGCTTTCCTGTGTCAGATAGTCGCCGGAGCTGGCGTTCCACGCGGTGGGCGCGTTGCCGTATTGCAGCATGGGGTGAAGCAGCGCAAACTTATTGGTGCAGTTGTCATTGCTGTCGAAATCGGCTTTTTTCAAAACACCGTTTTGGCCGGGGGTCCATGTACCATACCGCAGCACCCAGCCGTCTGTCTGCTTAATTTCGAGCTGGTCAGCGGTTTTTATGTAGGCAATGTAATATTTGCCATTATCGCCCGTAAACGTAATGCCCAGCCGCAGCGCATCGGTGCCGGAAATGGGTTTGTACATAACGGACAGGCATAATGTGACGCCTTTTATAATGCGAGCGCCCATGGTGTTGAACATAAAATACCCGTTGGTGTTCGCATTGGTTATTGTTGCGCTGCCATCATCGCCATACACAACGCTGCTGCCAGGGCCGCCAGAGAGGGCGTTCTTGAAGCTCTCGCTGCCCAGGATCAGGTTCCCGCCGCCGGTGATTTTATCGACTTGGGTTATCTCGCTTTTGATCTGTTTTGCGGATTCACTGATTTTTGCGTCAACAGTTTTTCCATCATAGATGGTTTCGGAGTTGATCTCTATGCTTTTGGCGTTAATCCGCAATTCACCGCTGACCAAATCCAGATAGAACGCATCACCTGTCTGCGATTTCAGGATGCCCGCTTTGATGATTTCTGCGTTAAGAGTGCCCGTTGTGACAAAGTCCGCATTGATGGCACCGTCCATTGTGGCTGCAAGGCGGTAAGGGCCGACATAGCCAGTAGACGAATAGCCCCACCCAGACAGATTCCATCTCCACACCTTGGTGGCAGTGTTTATGTCGGGTTGATCCATTACCAGCAGTTCGTCCGGTGTATTATTGCCAGCCGAACTGTGCAGCACCACATACCCACCAAGGTTGCCCGTTATCAGCTTTGTTGCCTGATCTACTGCTTCCTGCAATATGGATTTTGTTTTGTCTATTTCGGCTTTTGTGTTTTTTTCGGCGTTAACTATTGTACTTGCAAGGTTGCTCCGTGGCGTGCCAAGTTCAACGTTGTCATATCTGTCTAGCAGCACGTTGTAGACGGTTTTTACAACTTTGGCTGTTGCATCAACTCCAAGCCGCTCAAATACAACATGTACGGTATCGCACAGACCAACACGTTCAAGGATTGCCTTGCCTTTGTACTCTTCCGTCTGCTCAAGCTGCGCATAACTCAGTTTAAGGCTTACTTTTGGTACGCCGATTTTGTTCGCCTTAATGTAATTTAAGGCATACTGTTTGAGTTGCTCATCTGTAGGCTGCTCAGTGTATTCCCGGCTGATATCAAGCAGCAGTATGCGCGTAAAACTGTATTGGCTGTCAGGCACATCTACAATGGGCGAGGTGCTTATCTGCTTAACGTTCCCATCGCTGTCCGTCCAGTAAGGGTACACGCCGGTATAGACGCTTTCGCAATTCTCTTCCTGTGTAATATCCGTCAGGTTTTTTCCGTAACGGATGCTTACGCCCCTGTCTGTGCCGCGTTTGCTGTGGAGCTTTACCGTGTAGTTATCCCACTCGTATTCTCCGCCGTATACATCCAATATGCTGCCATCTATGCCGCCCAACAGGCTGCGCAAGCTGCTTGGCACATTCGCCGCAAAGTTAGCAGTGGTTGTCAAGTCCGTCCAAAATTCATACGGGCAATCAACCGTTGCCTGGCTTTTAATTCTGTCCAGTGCTTGTGCCGCTGTCGATGCTGTATATGGGGCAACCGGGATGCCGCTCAAATCATAGCTGATATGTGCAGCATTAACCGTTACCTGCCCATTGATCGGGCGACTGATCTGGTATACCCGGAACAACTGCTCTTCTGCATACGGATTTGGCTGTGCTTTAATCAACCCCCGCAGCGCCAGCGCATCATAATGCTGCCCGCCGACAGGATAGATCATTTCAAGCTCGTAGCTGCCATTGCGCTCTTCTGTTATTGTGCAGCTGATGCAGTCCCTCAATGCCCCAATTCCATTGCCCTTGATGTCAGCAGTGCCATCGTAATATCTTGGTATCATAGTGTCCACCACCTTGGCGTGATTGCGCAACTACTGATTCCGCCTGTCCAACTGATTTGTGTTGTTCCAGCGCCAAGTGTGGGAAAACTCGGTGCCGTAATGTATTGGTTCAAGTTTTCGCCATCCTTATAGGCATCTTGCAGTTCGCAATCAAGAACCATACTTCCTGTATACCCAGTAATCGCAATTTGTGTTGTACCGATTTGCAATTTTGAGTCTCCGGTCAACGTCAGTTTAACAAGCGGCAGCGCGGGGCGTCCTGTAAAATTCTTCAATGTTCCGCCATTTGCAACCGTAACAGATTGTTCACCTGATTTGTAGTATTTCTGCGGTTTGCAATCAAAAGAGACGGAAAACGGTGCAAGTCTTTTTGCCCGTATTTCCGTCTCAGGGAGATTTTCTACCCGCGCCATGCGGTATATATCCGGTTCTTCTTCCGTTTCAAGCCTCCGGTATCCCATAGTTTCCCCGCACAAAAACTCTGCAATTCCAGGCAGCAGTTCTGCAACCTCGTTTGCATCCAGCGCATAGCATTTTGCCGTTCCGGTAACGTTGCTGTAGCTGCCATCCCACATGTGCAGGTCACCGCTGCGGCCCGGTATACTTGTAACCGTAACTCGCGGCGTTGCCTGCCCAAAAGTCAGCTCATTTTGCAGCCGAATCCCCGCATCCAGGCTGCAAGCGCCGTCCAGCCAGAACTTTTTATCCATACAGCGCCGCCTTTCTGCGTGTCTGTGCTTCCAATTCGTGGGAAATATCATTTGCCAGCGCATGAGCCATATCAGAAACACTCGTAAACTGCATGCCGTTAATGCTGATCTGGAACACCATATCACCGCCAGTTTTTCCGCCATTACGATATTTTTCTGCTTCCCGCGCCGTCAGCACCATTTCGCCGCGATGCAGGTCAGCCGCATATCCGTTATACGGTACATAGTCAAGGCCGCCCGCACGATGGCTGTTAGACCCCGTATTGTTTTTTACGTCGCTTGCGTCGATGACAAAAATGCTCTTGATGCCATCCCACAAGCCCTGCACAAAGCTGACAAGGCCACCCCAAACAGCCGCAATGCCGCCCTTGATGCCCTCCACAACGTTTTGGCCGACCGTAGAGAAAAAGTCAAACACACCTTCAAAGATGCCCTGAATCGACTCCCACGCGCTCTGAAAGTCACCTGAAAGCACGCCATCAATTGCGGAAAAAATATTGGCAATAATGTCAAAAATGTTTTTGAAAAAGCTTGTTGCGATATCCCAGGCAGCTTTTACAAGCTCCCAAGCCGCCTTAAAGAATCCGCTGATAATCGGAGCAAACGGCGTAAAAATAACCACAATTGCCTGGAAGATAGCCTGAAAGTATGCGCTTGCCCATGCCCATACAGTCTGTACAAGGCTCCATGCAGCGCTGAACGCTTCACCGATGCTCTGTATGACCGGGGTCAAATCTGTAATGACCTGCGTAACGACCTGCCCAATAACCTGCATAGCCGCTTCGACATAAGGTTGTACAAATGTCACGACTTCCTGAATCTTGGCAGAAATCGCATCCCACGCAGCATTGGCATTGTTTTTAAAACTATCAATAATGTTAGCAATATTTTCTATTGCCGTTTTCACAATATTGAAAATATCCAGCAAAAAAGAAAAATCAGAGCTTTCAATCGCGCTTGTCAGCCCGGAAATAATTGCATCGCCAAAAAACGAGAACACATCTGCAACAATGGGCTGCAATTCGTTTGCCACGCTGCTTAACCCGCCGAAAAGCGCCTGCAAACCCTCTTCAATAGTCGGCTCTAGCTCCATAATCACGCTGCTTACATAAGGCGCAAGCTGCGTTACAATTTCGTTCAAGCCATCAATCAAAGTAGGTACAATTTCTTTGATGCGCGGTATAATGTTGTTTCCTGCGCCAATGAAGCTATTTACAAAATCGTCCATCAGCCCTTGGAAATTCTGTTCCGGGTCTGCAATGCCCGTCAGCAGGTTTGCCCATGCACTCCTCATCGAAGCCGTGCTGCCCTGAATCGTAGTTGCCGCCTCTTTGCTGGTCGTTCCCATAATATCCATGTTTGCCTGCACGACATGAATCGCTTGCACAATATTTGCGTAAGACATACTATTGGAATCGACCGTAACACCAAGCTTTTTCTGCGTTTCCGTCATTGCAGCAGCTTCTTTGATAAGCCGCTTCATTTCAGCTTGCGTGCCGCCGTAACCCAGCTTTAGGTTGTCAAGCATTGTGTAGTTCTGCTTCGCGAAGCCGTTATATGCATCTTGGATAGATGAGATGTTAGTGCCCATCTTGTTCGCATTATCGGACATATCCGAAATCGCAGTATTGGCCATTTCAGCGGCTTTTTCTGTGTCACCGCCCAAACTTGAAATCAGAGCAGCAGCAAACGATGTTGATGTTTCCATATACTCGTTTGCGGACAGGCCAACGTTCTTGTATGCGTCTTTTGCGTAGCTCTCTATGATTCCCGCGCTGTCTTTATACAGCGTTTCTACGCCGCCTACAAGCTGCTCGTAGTCCGCATAGCTGTCCAACGATGCCTTGCCAATTGACATGGCCATGTTTGCAGCGGTTTTCCCGATTTCCGTAATGCCGTTGGCTACAGTCCGCAAACCGTCCGAAACAACATTGCCAAGCAACGTGCCGCTGAAAACGTCCATCAAAGACGATGCGCCGCCTTTTGCCTTTTCGACTCCTTTTTCATAGTCGTCTGTGTTCAGGCTTAATTTGGCATAAAGATTAAAAACGTCCACTTACTCGCTCACCTCCTGCCGTTCTTTTGTTTTCAAGCCATGCCGCGCCGCAAAGTCTTTGAAATCTGCCTGTACCTGTTCTGGTGTCCGCGTATCCACTTTGGGCGGTCGAATAATATCAATGTATCTCGGAGGCATATCCTTTGCCCCTGTTATCGTTGCTACAATACTCCAGGCGCTATCCGTCAGATACACCTTGTATTGCATTTCCTCAAACTCTGTCTTTAGGGCGTAAGGCAACGCCGACACAAGCGCCTTTGCGCTCAGTTTCGGCATTTTCAGCAGTACAGGAATTACTTGTTCTGCCCGCCATCGAGACACAATTTGAAAAAATCGACAAAATCCTTATCGTTCAGCAAGTCATAAACCTGCTTGCAGGTGGCAAGAAAATTCTGCTTGCCGATTTCCTCTGCCGTCAGCCCATTAAAGGGGGACAGAATCTCGTAAACGTCGGTACGGTGCTGCTTAATTGCAATGTTGAGCAGTTTTACGATTTTCGCAAGGCCAAAGCGCTTCATTGCAATAACTGTCGTGTCGCCTTTTGGCATAGTTTTCTGCACTTCCGCAACAAGGTTTTCATCCTCGATCAGGTTCGTGATGGGCGTTGCAATTCGCAGCGCAACCTCGCCAGCTTCGTCAGTGCTTAGCTGAGAAAACAGCTTCATCATGCTTCATCCTCTCCGGCCTTGATATACACCTCGCACGGCACAGTGTCCTGCGAGGTAATGGAGTAGTGCGCCGTGTATTCAAAGCTCATCTGGCCTTTTGCCTTGTCGCCGGTCTGCAAGCTGAAACCGCCGGTAGACAGCGTATTCAGCATGTGGATGGCGCAGAAACCGCCATTCGTAGTGCCGTGCTTGTCCGAATAGTCGCAAAGCAGCCACAAATCCGTGAAGTCGCTGTCCTTCAGGTCGTTGCGCGGTGTGATTTTGGAAACCTTGGAAGTGGTTGTTTCCTCTGCTGCGCCAAGCATACTTTTTACATTGGCAGGGGATGCAGAAACATAAGTGCCACTGCACTTGACATCCCAAGATTCAATCTGCTTCAGCTCTTTCATGTTCTTGGGGCAGTTGTCGATGTCCTCGCCGAAGTCGGCAAAGCTGGGAACGGCAGAAAAGTTGATGCCGCCGGTCGTAGCGCCCAGCAGCGCACTTTCTTCCGGCGCAGTACCGGCAGTCGGATCAAACGTAGTTGCAAGATAGCCGGCGTTCAGAACCAGTTCCTTGAACGCCGATTCGGGAATACGGGTAAATTTCATGCTTTCACCTCAATTTAGGCATAAAAATTCGGCGGTCACGTTGATGTACCGCCGTTTTATGTTTTTGTCTGTGTCATCTGCCAGCGCCTGGCAGAACGGGGAGCCGCGTTTTAACCAAATCAAGCCGCCATCTACCGGCAGCGTCACGCCGCCAATGCCCAGCGCGTCAGAAAGCTCAAGCGCCTTTGCATTGGGCACCGCTTCTCTCGTGGTATGGAACCACATGTTGACCGTCAGCGATACCGCCCCACCGCCCCATGCGTCAAACACGGCATCATAGGTCAGATATGGGAGTACAGCATCATCTGGCACGGCGTTGCTGGCGTAAGCAGTCATAAATTGACCGAAAAACTGCTTTAATGCAGCGCCTTTTGTCATGTCGGCAATCCACCCCACAATCGTTCAGCCGTAAAACTTTTTAGGCCGTTCAGCATTGGGGAAGCGCTTGCCGGGGCTTGCTTTTCTTCTGGGCGGCTCGTGACCCGAAAATATGTCCCGGTCGTCACGTCCTTATACACGCTTCCGTACTCGATGGGCACATCTTTCCGCACAATGCCGGTATACACGCTAGTCACACCCTGTGCTTCGGCCTGCCGTGCTTCAAGACTGCTGTCCAATGCAACGTAATTCGCAAACTCTGCGCCCTCACTCCACTCGGTAGCATAGCCGCCTTCGCCGTCAGGCTTTGTCCGCTTGTCCATAATGATGCAGCTGTGCGAAAAATCATCTAACAGGCTCATATCTTTCTCCATTTGTTCAGCCGTGCCGCAAACACACCTCGCCAGCCCGTCACAGAGCCGCCAGAATTGCCGCTTGCGCTCGATTTGGTGTAACTATACCCTGCGAAACTCTCGCTTTGAAACGGGCTGTTTGCAGCGCTCTCATACTTGCTGCGCCATGCTTCCACATCCTCAACGAGAGAAATAAAGGCAGCTGGCACAGCCAGCGCCCACACGGCGCCGTCAAACGTTTCATCGGTCAAGCCGCCAGTACCGTACTGGTACACGCCATCGTTGAACGTGCTCCCGATAATGCGGAAATATTGCCCCACAACTAAAAAAGGCAGCGCAATGCTGCCGTCTTCGATGGTAAACGTTCCCAGGTGTACGCCGTTCGGGACTACAAACCAGTTCCGGCACTCCCTCATCAATTCTTCAAGCATTACGCTGCCCTCCTTTTACTGTTCTGCCTCGACAGTTTTTGTGCTCTTGGTTTCTGCGGGCGTAATGGTGGCAACGGCGATACCGTCCAGGTACTCTGCCCACAGCTTCATGCCCATAAGAGCGTACATATCGCCAGTTGCGCGGCTGTAGTCGCCGTCAACATGCACACCAATCAGGTTGGTTTCGCCCTGGACGGTATAGTTCAAGCCCAGCTTGGCGAAATCGCTGTCGGCGGGGTCGATGTAGTACAGGTCGATGTTCTCCACAGGGACGGCAATGACCTTGTTGCGGGCGATGTACTTTGCTGGCAGCAGGAACAGAGTGGAATAACCCATGAAATTCTGAACATAGGTCAGGCCGAATGCGGTCTGCGTGGTGATTTCCTTGTCGCCCAGATAGCCGTAGAAGTCCAGAATGTTGGCAAAGCCGACAACCTCGGTAACATCACGGTCCATGCTGGCGAACTTGTCCAGCACGTTGCCCTTTGCCAGAGCAAGACCCTGCTGCCAAGTGGTAGCAGCTACAGCCAGAGATCCAGTGTTCAGGAAGGTATAGAAGTCGCCCAGAACCTTGTTCTGCAGGGCGACAAGGAACGCCTCGTCGGTCTTTTCAACGGCAACATCTGCGCCGTACTTTGCGACTGCCTCAACGGATACGCTCTTAGCATACTTGGCAATCTCAATGTCGCCGTAGGTTTTGGGCTCTACCTTCATCTTGGTCAGCGGAATTTCATCGCCCTCGGCAACGGAAGTACCGCCAGCCAAAGTGCCGTCAACAGCGGCTTCATAGGATACCAGCTTTGTGCCGGGGGCCTTGCGGATGGGGCGCATAATGCCCATGATGGTGCGCAGCGCGTCCCAGTTCTTGCCAAAGCGGGTGACAAAGTCAACCTCGCGGGCGTTGACAGTAATCTGGGCGGCGGTAGTCAGGTTAGTTTTTGCAGCCATATTTTGGCTCCTTTCTGTTAATCGTCAGATTCGTTTTGCATAAGGTTTACAAGCGCAGCCTGACGCTCTGCGGTGGACAGTACATAGCGGCCTTTGTCGTCCGTCTTGTAGATGTCCTCCCGCGTCAGGGCCTTGCCACCATTGTTGGCTGGGGGAGTAGACGTGTCTGCGCCTTTGGTGCTGCTCTTGGTGATGTACTCGCCATAATCGGTCTTGAGGCTCTTTTCAAGCGTAGTAGCGTCTTTGATAGCGCCTTTATCGTCCAGTTCCAGCTTGTCCAGCAAGCCATCTCCCTTTGCCAGCCGTGCGACAGACGAAACCCGCTTTTCAGAAATGCCGATTTTCAGCAGAACGTCGGACAGTGCCTTTTCTTTGGCAGCCGTCGTTTTTTCAGCATCTACGTTGGCCTTGTATTCCCCGAAAGCCTTGTGCTCTGCTTCATACTTAGCCTTGTAACCGCCGTCGCCCTGCGCTTTCAGGTCGTCCAACTCCTTCTGAACGCCCGGCAGCTTTTCTGCATCGGCTTTATACCGTGTGACATCATCTTTCAGCGGGTCAACTACTCCAAGATGGAGCGCCACCAGCTGATTTTCGATTTCGTCAGTGCAGCTTTCGCCAATGATTTTACGGATTTCAGCGCGTGTAAATTTTGCCATGGGGGTTCTCTCCTTTTCTTCGGTGGCGGTTCTTCGCCATTTGAGTTTTATTTATTCAAAACAGCAGTGCTTCGCTGTTTTTGCAAAAAGTTTGTAAAAACGTTTCTTTTCGGATAATTTGAAAGGAAACATTTTTTGGGTATAAAAAAGTGGCAGTTGCAAAATTTGCAATTACCACTAATAAAAAGAGCCGAGAGGCTTATTTGCCTTTCAGCTCTTGTTCTATGATTCTGTTATACTGCGCGGCATGGTCTGCCACTGCGGGCTTGATGTAAGGTTTTGCGCGTTGCCCGTGTGTCAGATGCCAATCACCTTTTTTGTCTTGATACGTCCACGGTGTTTGTCTGCCGCCAGGGTAATATATGCCAGTTCCGCACTCTACATATACGCCGTATTCGCTGTTTGTTCCGATATACGCAGCTTTTTCGCCGTTGCTGACCGTGTGGGTGATGCTGTTTCTCAGGTTGCCAGTGTCCACTGGGCATAGCTTTTTAGCATACCCTTCAGCTACCATCCCGCATTTTTCCAGCGCCCGCTGGCAAGCGGATTCCAGCGCTTCCAATACCTCGTCACTATGGTCTTCAAACTGTATTTTCACGTTAGTATACTAGATTAGGATTGTATGTGGCTCTTTTTTGTCGAGTGTTTGTATTGATGCAACGATATATTGCTTTTACTTCTTCTTCATGCGTTGGTTGGTTTTCAAATCCCCATCCAATACCATATTTTTCTCCAAAATGTTTTTCGTACTCATCTCTTGCTTTTTCAAGCTCAATTTCCTCCGCACTTTTTTCTGCCGGCGGCATACTCAAAAGCTCATCTATCAAATTACTCATTGCATGGCCTCTCTAAGCATTTCCAAAAAAACATCATACGATTCAGGGAAGAACTTTTTAATTGTTTTTAATGAGTCATCGTTTCCGCAAGATGCCTCCACCATTTCAGCAAAGGTCTCAACGCACACGCCATAGTCTTTATTGTTGTTGTAATACGTTCCATGTCCAGAGCCAAACGGCTGTCCAATGCCGAATTTGTCAAGCATAAAACGCTCATACATATCAGATACAGAATATCTCTCGACATCATTATAATTTCTGACAACGGTATCGCAGAATTTTTTTGCAGTTTCTTTATCTTTTGATATTACATCAAGTATATCATGTTTTGCGCTTTGACTGCAATACTTGTCAAACAGCGGTCTTAAAATTTCATCTGAATCAGCAGAATCATTTATGATTCTCCTCAATTTCCTGTATTCGTCTTTTGGAACACTGCCTTTTATTGCTTCTTTCATGTAACCGGATATTCCCATCCCGCCAGCGCCGTTTTGCTTATCCTTTATGATTTCATATACAGTTTTATTATTCACCTTGAGCCAGAAATCTGTATATGTTTCCTCACACTCTCTATTTATCGTTTTGCCAAGGATACCATCTTTGTATTCCGTGCTATAAAAGCCATTTTCCCCCAGTATATGGTCTATATTATGCCCATATTCGTGAAAAAATGTTGTACACGCTTTTTTATAGCTGTTTGAGCCGAAAGCAGTTTCTATTTTATCGAAATGGACTGCCCTGTCGGATGGATTATACGCGCCGCCAAGCGGTGTACCATCAATCACGGGAGCTTTGAATTGAGACGAACATTTATCCCATATTTTCTTTACCGCATCAGGGGCCGCTTCGTATCGTTCTTTTATCGTCTTTAGAGTTTTGACAGTGGCAACGTTTTGAATATTCGCAAAGCTGGAAAATGCCGCTCTTGGAGTAGGCGATGTTTTCTCTTTCCATCCCGCCCACTCTGCATAGGTCATATCTTTTACAAGCACAGATTCCCCCGTTTCCGGGTCAATAGCGCGTCTGCCGCCGCTGCTAGTGTCTTCACCGTCAACCTCTGCAATTTGGGTGCATCGGCAGTTATACACAAGATAACCCGGCGCGGAACTGTCGCCCGGATACATAAGCTCATAACCGTCAACCTTAAACGGCTTGTCAACGTCTACTATCTGGCCGTCAAGCATTGCGTGCGCATGGCGTGTGCGTTTGTCCAGCGTTGCCAGCCAGCGTTTTTTGAGCTTTATGCCCATATCCAGCGCTGCACGGTAAGTATCTAGCCGCCCCGCGTTCTGTGCTCCTGTGACTGCTGTTCGTGCCGTTCTGATGGCGCTCGTGCGGTTCATGTCCTGCATACGGCTTTGCAGGTCATCCGCAATTTTGCCGATGCCTTTGCCTTGCAGAATGGAGCTTGTGACGCTGGCTGTAATCTGTTGCTTGCCGTATTTCAAATCAATGCCGCGCTGTAACGCACGCTTTGGCGGGTAGTACGGCATAAGGTCAGGCTGTTCCACGATCAGACGTCTGACCGTCTGTTCGTCCCATAGCGCAAAGTCTGCGCTGTCGCTTACCTGCTCGATTTTGTAAGCTGCATAATTTCTGTTCAGCGTGTAGATGCCCGGCGTGGCGTCGTTGACGTATGCCACAGCCGTTGCATTGGCATCGGTGTATCTTTCTGCCACTTTATCGCGCAGGGCTTCAAAACGCTTGCCGCGCCCAATCTGCGCAAGCCGCCATTGCTTGTACTGCTGTTCGGTGATTTCGCCTGCATCGAGCTTTTTTTTCATGGCTGCATCACGCTTCTCGAACTGTTCAAAATAGGCTTTCACCGTGTCGGTCAATTCGTCAGCAGCTTCTTTGTACAGCTTTGCGATGCGCTGTTCCAGATCGGCGAGCTGTTCATCCGTCAGTTTGTGGGCGTAATCAGGTCTCACCATTGCCGTTCATTCCCTCTCCCGGCTGGTTCTGCGGCCCGTTAGGTGGCAAGTTGATAATTGTACGGTCTATCTCCTCGGCAGCCTTGCGGCGCATCAATTCTTCAAACTGGTCTGCGTCGCCGAGAATAGTCAGCAGCTTTTTGGTGATGTATTCATCATCGTAGTATTCCGCGCCCAGCATCACGGTCTGCGTTTCTTCCTGCTTGTTGATAATCTGGTTGCGCGTATATGTTGGCTCGTCATCAAGCCCGGCAACCGCCAAAATGCCCTTGATGCAGCGCGTCACGCAGCTTTCAAACTTGTCCGTTTTCAGGTCGAGTGGCACATAACTGGCCTTGATAGCCGTTGCAGTTTGGTTGCCAGCGCTGACAGCCGCAGAATCAAAGGCCTGAAAGTCCTCGTATAGCTTTTTGGTAAGCATATCAATAGTCGCCTGCGTGCCTTGGAACGGCGCCTCGATGCTCTGTGGCGTGGCCTTCGCGCCCTCGTCACCGTCAGCATGGGCGACATGGGTCGTTTTCAGACGCTCAATGAACCTAGTATCGTCCTGCTCGTCCATGCCTCCGCAGTTGGTCAAAACCCAGTAGATCAGGTTTCCCTCGTCCACGTTGTTGACCATGTTGCTGCTGGCAAGGTCGAGCGCGTCAATGGTATTCTGTCGCCCCTGTAACTCGCTGTGGGCCTGCTCGCCGTTTTTTAGCGGGATAATGGGAAATCCCGGATAATTTTCACCGTCATAAATTTCTGTGCCGTCTGCCTCGCTGGTGCGCAGCTTCAACTTGTAAGCGCGTTTCGGCTTGAGAATCGCCATATCATCGCTTTTGGGCTTTTGATACTCTGTGTACCCGTCAAGCTCGTACAGCGTGGCGCGCAGTGGCTTATCGTCTGCCACCTGCCAGAAACGGATTCCGGCTTTCATGGATCCGTCTTCCTCGTCGTACAGGGGAACAAATTCCTCTGCTGCGAACACCTGCACATGGTCGAGATTCCAAAACACAAAAGACTGCCCGTCAATCAAAGCATGGCGGGCAGCGTCCATAATATCTTCGTCAAACGTCGCACCCAGCGCCGTTTCTGTCTCCGGCTTCTGAAATGAAACGCCGTTACCAAGCAAATACGAAACTTCTTGGTCTACGACAAAGCCAAAGAACTTGCTTGCTATCTTGTGATTTGCCGTGTACATGTCACGGTGCGCCTTGCCCTGCATGTCGTAGATGATTTTCTCGTATTTGTTGATTGTAGGGTTTTCTCCGTGGTAATACTTGTTGGCGTTCGCTGCAAGGCGTGTGCTATGGTCGGCCTTATACTCATTGATTGCGCCCATGATGAAACTCATGCGGGCCTTTTCGTCCTCGCCAACCGCCGCAAAATCTTGGTATGTTTTCACGTCTTATCACCGCCTTTACACGAAAATGCTCTTGTATCTGGTTTCGGCGGTGTCTCCCGCCTTGTTCGCTGTGCTTTCCATCGCATAACGCACTGCATCAATGTGATGATTGTTGATGTCGGGATACCCCTCCAACACTTCCCCCGTTTTCGCGTCACGCTCGTATTCGTACTCGCTGAACTCCTTTGCTGTGTCCGGGCATCGTTCCGGATCAATGACGATCGCATCCAGCATTTGCAGCCATTTTGTGCCATATCGAACCGATTTCGGTCCTTTGCGTGCAGGGAATGTTTTCACGCCGTACTTGTTATAGTCGGCGATGGATTTTGGCTCGGCGCTATCCGCGCATACTTTGTCATCACGCGTCAGCCCTCTATCCAAAAGCAACTGTGCCGTGTCTCTGTTGCTGGTTCTACGCCTTGTCAGCTCGTCAAAGATGTACAGTGTGCGCCGCGCTGCGTCATAGTGCATTGCATTGTATGCCCATGGGTCAGGGTACCAGCCCCAGTCAACGCCGCGCTTGATTCTGTCGAATGTTTTCAACTGCTCGTCTGTGATTGGTTGAATTTTCAGGTTCTCGAATACCGCCGTTCCGCTGCCCACTACCTCGCCTAAATACTCATGCCGATATGCTGTTTCGTTTGTGCGCTGCAAATATTCAGCATCGGCCAGGAACCGCTCTCCGAGCCATTCTACGGGCGTTGTTTTATAGGTGCTATGATGTATTAGCTTTCCCGCCCGCGCTTTCAGAGCGTACCCGTTCGCCCAGTTTCGCGCCATTGCTGGCGGGTTGAAACTCTTGAACGTAATGAACCAATCGCCGCCGCGCAGGCAGGACTGCTCCACGTTTCTGATTTGCTCTTCACCGTCAAACTGGTCTAGTTCTTCAAACCAGCAGATGCCGATATAACCAAACGGCACTTTGATTGACTTTACCTTTCCTGGGTCATCAACGCCGAAAAAAAGCACCTTTTGCCCAGTTGGCAAATAGGTGCATTCCATCGGGGAGACAGTGCAGCGAAAATGGTCGTGCAAGCCAAGCTCATTGATTGCCCAGACGATTTGCGCATAAACGCTTGTGCGCAGTGTGTTTCCGACCTTGCGGAACACTGCTGCGTGGCATTGCGGGTGCTTTAGCAGTTGTAAAATCAGCTCTATACTGATATAGCTTGATTTGGTACTGCCGCGCCCGCCCTTGGCAAGCAGCTCTTTTACGTTGCCAGCTTTGATTTGCCTGTGCGCTTCAGCAAAGCAAGGGGAAACCATAGCCGATAATCTGTTACAGGTCATCTATGATTTGCACCCCGCTGTCTGCCTGCTGTTCAGGCTCGTCTTTCTGCCCCAGATACTGTTTTCCTAAAAAAATTGCCATTGCTGCACTTTTTTCTGCAATTTTGAACTGCGTTCTCCGCAGGCTGGCTTTTCCGTGCTGGCTCTTGTTTTTATATATCTCCGCAAAAGTCGTCTTGTACGTTCTTTTGCACCAGCGATTTAACGTATCCTCGCTGCATTCCATCACGGAACAAATTTCGGCCTCGGTGCATTGAATGGCGCACAAGTTCTCAAACACCTTTTGATTTATCACCTTTTTGGGGCGTCCTGTACGTGCCATAAGCGCCCTCCTTTCGGCGATAATGTGCGATTATTGGATTTCAAAAGTTTCTTTTACTGCTTTTTGTTTCACTTTATAGGTGTTAAGCATCTCATTTTCAAAGCTTTCTCTTCTAAGCCGCCGGCTGTTTTTCGTGTTCTGATACAAGCTCTGAAAGCACATTGCGTTCCGGTTTCTTTCATCCGCTCTGTTGCTTTAACGTCATTATCTCCATTTAACAGGTGATTCAGGTTATAAGTATTCACCTTAAATCCAGGGAGATCAGAAACACCGCAGCAGCATAAGCTATCCCCGAGAGCTCTTGTTCGGTTTTCGCCGCTATAAAATGTAAGTCCGACTTCATGCGCGCGGGTCTTGAGCTTCAAAAGGTCACTTCTGATTAGCTCAATGGGATAGGTATAATCCCCGGCAACTTTTACTAAACCGGGGCGTTTACTTGCAAATTTCATTCCCTCGACAATTACACCATACGCTCCTGCAGCCTTAAAAAGTTCAAGATTGTTATAAACATCTTTGTAGACTTCGTGCATATAAGGCTGCACACGAACAATAAGCCGCTTTACGTTTGGCGCTACTACAGACATAATTTTCAAGCGTTCGTTAAATGTGGGAGCACCCTCTTCAAGCTTGTCATATTTGCTGCAAGCAGCGCTAATTTGCACAACAGCGTTACACTGCTTCAAAAGATCGGTATATTCTTTTTCTGCGATGATTTTTCCCTTCGTCGACACAACAAAAGGGTACTTTGTTTCTGCAAAAATCTTGAGTGCGTCATATGACATTCTGTGTACTTTTTCGCAGGGCTGGAATGGATCAGAAACTCCGCCCCAATGCAACGGAATATTCCAGTTACACCAATTTGTTTCGTTGGTTCGGTATCCATCAATCCACGCTCGTAGGGCTTTTACACCTTCGCCTTTCTTAATGTTTTTTATATCATATTTCCCATTTCGCTGTACGAAACAGTATTTGCAGCCATGCGAACATCCCTGATATGTATCAAAACGTATTGGCATATCACATAGCCAACATTGAGTACCACAACTCGGCATGATTTCTCCTCCGGTTATTAGCTCTTGCCTTTTACAACTGCAAGAACAGCGTCTACAAGCGGGTCCTTTGTGTTTTCTTTTATGTAGCTCATTACCTGTTCTTCAACCTCAACGGGGAAATTAAGCGTTACAGAAAACAATTCGTGCTCTTTTCCTGCTCCCGCAAAGTTTTCGTCCATCAAATTGTCAATATAAGAGACTTCTTCACCATCAGGAAAGCCAAAATCAAAATCGTCAAAATCGAGGTCGGAAAGTTCTTCATCCAGCTTTTCAAAATCCCATGCTGCAAGCTCATTTGTTTTATTGTCCAAAAGACGGTACTTTTTCTTCTGCTTTTCAGAGAGATTTTCGGCAACTGCTACTTCGCATTCCGTATATCCGAGTTTTTGCAAAGCTTTGAAGCGTGTATGCCCTGCAAGAATAACGCCCTTTTCATCCACAACAATTTTTTGAATGTAACCGCACTGTCTAATGCTTTCAGCAACAAAATCTACAGCAAGGTCGTTTATTCGCGGGTTGTTCTCATACGGGTGTATGTCAGACATCTTTTTTGTTACAATTTTCATGTTTATATCCTCCGCAATGTAACAAAAAAGCCCATGCAAATGCATGAGCTTAATTCCTCCTGAACCCCTTTGCGCCGGAGGAAAGCGCGTTCCCGCCCTACCGGTTTCTGCTGTGCCGGTCTCACCCGTTGCAAAGTAGCAGGCTTTGCAACGTAACAGGCGGCATCCAGTGCTATGCGCGTGATGGTACGCCTGTTTTTGATTTCCTCTATTTATATCCCGCGCAGGAAGTCACTCCGCGGCGTCCGGCCCGTTTTATATCCCGTCTGTCGGTTTACGGTTTCTGCTTTGATTAAAAGGGGGCCACAACGCGCAACGGTGTCAGTAACAGCGTCCGCGCAAGCAGATGTGGCGTTCAGGTTATCTATCGCGTTTTGCCTGCGCCGGGCTTTCACCGGTGGGAGCGACCCAGCCTTCGCCACTGTCGGATTCGAACCGACCCCATCCACTAACGGTGCACGCCCCAGGTGCTACGTGGCATATAAAAGCGCGGCAGTTGCGCGTGTTGCACGGTGTGCAAGTCATAGGCAAGTTAATATTTAACGTATTACCGCGTTATATTTAGGAACTTGCTACAAACTTACACGCTTTTGCAAGTTGCGTGTAACAGAGGCTTGCCGCGCTTCTGGTTCCGTATGGTGGCCTTGCACCATCCGCCGCGCCGTTGCTTCGGAACGCAGCGCCCTTATATGGCTATACGGTATATATCACCTGCAAAGCGCTTGACAGCTTTGCAGGTGCAGCGGACAAGGTAAGCCCTGTCAGGCTCTATGTGGCTGATAACGGCCCACATAGTGCCGGTTGTGCGCCGCTAAGCGTACTCTGGTGCTGCAAGAGGGATTTGAACCCACATGCGCCCGGTTATGAGCCGGGTGCTCTTCCGATTGAGCTATTGCAACAAGATATTCGCCGGTGGGTGATGGAAACCGGCGAATACTTTTTGGAAAGAGACAAATAAGGGAAGTATGAAGTTCTTTTGGAACTTTCATCATAACAATTTTAACATGTAGGAACGGAACTAAACGGCACTCTTTTAGATTTTTAAGGCATCAATAGCCTTTCTGTGATTTTCCCGTGCCCACTTCTCGGAGATGTGCAAGTTGTTGGCAATCATCCACCAATAAGGCGTCCCAACGATGTATCTTTCTTGTAAGATATCCTGCATTAAGCCTGCTGGAATGGAGCCAATGGCCTTTTCTATCTCGCTGCGGATTACTTCGGTTTCTATCAACTGGGCATATAGTTTCTGTTGGCGTTCCTGCATAATGGCAACGGCTTCTTCGATTTTGCTATTCCCGCTGCCCCCGGATACCACAACAGGGGAAAGGGCTTTTGTGGTTGCCGTTGCTCTGTCCATTTCATCAAGAATCTGTTTCCTTATCCGTGCTTCCGCTCTGCGGCTGTTCTGATAACGCCAAAGCCATTTCTGCTTTCTTTCGTTCTCGGATTGCACTTGCTAATTCCTCCCTTCGCCGTTGTTCAACTCTTTTTAAGCATCGAGGCAATACACAAGCCCCACCCGTTTTCCATCTGCATGATTCACAAGGATCAATGATTTGTTTAATTTTAGGCGCGGGCTTTGTTGCCTTTGTAGCCTTGCTTTCTTTTGGCTTTTCCTGCATTTGTGCCTTTTCCAGCATTTTCTTTTTGTATCGTTCTCTGCGGCTGGCATTTAGGCATCCCGGATGATACATTCTTGAAACTGCAACACCTTTCATCATTTTTCCACAGAAAGCGCACGGCCTATCAACATATTTCAAGGTTCATCACCTCCATGCGTGTGATCCATGTAAATTACCGGTTCCCGGTCATCATCTTCATACCCCGCCGCAGCTCTGCCGACAGATACGCCAACGGAATAGGCTCCCGCAATCAAAATTGTGACAATCGCGGTTCCAATAATCGAAAGGAAAATGTTCATTTCTGCTCCCTCCAAAGCCCTGAAATCTGTTTGCAGCACAGTGCAAACAGGTAGATCAGCAATGCGCCGATAAGCATCGCTCCCGGTGCAGCAACGAAGATCAGAGCAAGGCATTTGATTGTGTAGATGTAGTTTGCGTCAAATACTGTCATGCTTCTTTTCCTCTCTTTTTCACTTTCCATACCGCATATAGAGCTTCCATTACTCGCTTTCCTTCCGGCGTGGCGGAATCGAACGGCAAATACGCAATGATACATGCTTTTCTAATGGCTTTCAACGCATCACCGCGCCGAATCAAATCGTTTGCATCACCAAAATCTGAAATATTCGGCACGCCGTTAAAAGAAATGCACTTGCTGTTTACTGGGTCAAAAAATGTTTGGTTCATTCTTCCCTCCGCAACCACTTGATAGCAGCTTTCACGCTGTCAAATTCTTCGATATATGCAAAGCCAGTGCTATTGTCGCAAGCTACCACGACAGCGCCACCTTCACAATTTTCCAAAGATAGATACAATCCTTTTTTCTCCTCTTGGTGGTCGATTATGTAACTCATACATGCTTTATCAATGATTTTTACCGGGTCATTCATCTGCGTTCACCATCCTTGCTCCACAGTGGGGGCAATATTTGTACTTTGATGCTGCCCATCTGGATTCCCATGCACAGCGAGAGCAAGCTTCCCAGCTTCCGTCTGCACCTTCATCCGGTGCTTCAATCCATTTTGCCGCAGGCCGCAGGGATTCTGGGTCGATGGTTGGCGCTTCTTCAATATCTTCTAGTACCCCTCTTAGGCAGCTCATATAGGCTTGATATTCCAATCCATCATAGGCCCAGCCGCCATCGTCATCTATTACGCATAGCAGTCTATCTGCATCAATCAGCCGCACATGTTCTTTGCTCATTTTCCTACCTCCTTTAATCTCCGTTCCCAGCGCTCATGCTTTTTGAGTTGCATCCACATGACGCAATTAAGATAATCAGGTCCTTTACAATCAAGATACTCGCTCACGCAAAGCATCACGTCTGCAATTTCTTCCTGCAAAGCATCATAGCATTCGTCAATGGTTTTAGGCGTTGGGTTTTCACCGCGATACTTCCGCGCGGTTTTCAACGCTGCTTGCGCAAGTTCTGAACACTCTTCTGCAAGCTGTTCAAGAAATGCAGGCTCACCGATTCTTTCCACTATTGTTTTGGGATGTTCTTTCGGCTGGCTTGCGCCCGGAATCGGGCAGCCTATTGTTGTATTCATTCTGATACCTCCTCTACATATGCCATGTTCTGGCGCAGATTAAGAAATTTGGGATTGAGAACACAAGCCAGGGCGATAGCATAGCTGCTGCACGCAGCGTTGTTGCACAACTTACCATCCACGTCCACAAGACGAACGATGCCCGCGGCGCCCGTGTCTGAATCCTTATCATCACCGCAGTACCACGGTGTGGCAGTCCAAATCCAGCTATCGTAGTGCGGAATGTAGTCACGGTACTTGCGGTACTCGTCACAGGTCAGGACAAAAGCGAGGTCTGCCACAGCACCATAGGCGCGGTCGCCGTTGTCTGCAACAAGGTCAACAGTATGTGACAGCAGACTTTTTCTATCGAAAACAGCGTTCTCCATAGCAGATAGAATCCTACGCACATTGCTGGTGCGGTAGTTATTCCAGTTGCCTTTCTCATCGGCAAATTTATCATTTGGATAGAACTTTACATCTTCTGCCCACGGCTTTGCCATAATAGCCAGCACTCCGCCGTCAGGGTGATTCGGGTCAAGGCAGACCCACTCGAAGCTTTTGAACATGAAGTGGTCGCCGGGGCGCAGGGTTGTGATATTAGTCATTTCTTCAGTCGTCATAATCCATATCCTCCCGTTTCTCTTTGTGTCTCGGTGCGCGGTTAATATATCGTTTCATCCAGCGCACATGCTTAATGCTGGTGCAAAATATCCTTTTCAGCCGCAGCCGGTCTTGAACGTAATTTTCTTTCACGCCCCGCATGCGCTTAAATTCGGCTTTTCTCATGCCAGTCCCTCAAACGCCAGCTGTGATTCGCTGATATTCATGCTTTCAGGCGCTTCAAAGCTCATAATTGCTCCCCCGTTTCAGCCACATCAACCCCGATGTTTTGCAGCGTAACCTGCGCCCATGTGTCGGCCAGCTGGTCAACTCGGTAGCTGGAATACTTTTCCGTGACGGGGCCGCTCATGGCATTCTGGATTTTAACCAGCGTGGACGGCTTAAGCCCCACCTGATAGCAGGCCAGCAGGCATAGATAAAGTGATCTTAACGCAATATCCTGCCGCTCTTTCATCACTTCCTCATGCACCCTTGCGATTGATTCAGCTTCAAGCTTTGCAATATAAGCTTCCGCCTCTTTCTTGTAACAGGCCGGGAGCTGTATTTTGGCTTTCATGTTTATCTCCTCCTGTGGCCCGGCAGACCGTGATTCCTCACATCCCGCCGGATTTTGTCTCCCCTGATCACATCAGCTTCGTTCAACGCCTGATTCTGCATGCGCTGCTTGCTGATGTCATCCATCTTGGCACGGTATGCCAGATACTTTCCACAAGTGCTGTGGCATAGCGTGTGGCGTTCCTGGCAATGCTCGCATGGGGCGGATAGTGTTCCGATCATAGTTCACGCTCCTTGTATTGCCCTATCAGATAGCGCAGAATAACGCCCTGCGCATCGTTGCAGCCCCGGCAAACCTCTGCGGCGTACCCTTCGCCGCGCAGCTTTTGCAGCCAATAGCGCTGATATGGGCTTACAATGCCGCCTTTCTGGCGTTTCAGCTCCACAAATAGCCCGTAATACTCACCGCGCTTGATGGGCAAATACAAATCTGGGACGCCTGGTTTCACGCCCATTTGCTTAAATCTTGCCGCCTCACGCGGATTGCGTTTCCCGCCGTTGGGGATATGGAACAGCATCTTCAGCTGCGGATATTTCCCGGATTGCATCTCCGCCCACTGCATCAAGGCAATCTGTTCTGCGTCCTCGGTGGGAGCCGGAATCGTTGTTTTTCGCAAAATTATCCCTCCCATCCTGCATATGCGTTGCGGCCTGCGGCTTGTGCCGCGCGGTATTTTTCAATTTGCCGCCTGCAAAAATCAGCGTCCAGCAGATCACATTCAATCGCTGTCTGATACACAGCAACGTCAAGCGCCGTCATAGATGGCTGCACTTCTTCACACCAGCGGCGTAGTTCCGCCGGGGAAGAGGGCGGGAACAGTTGCCCCGCTCTTGCTTTTGCATCAAGAGCGGCTTTTTGCAGCGCAAGCGGAATGTCCGCCAAATCCTGCTCCCACACGGCAATCATCTGACGCTTTTGCTCTGCCTTTTTCCCTGCGCCGAAATTCGGCCAGCGGGCGGCAATATAGCCCATGATGTAGTGCTTGCCCTCTTGCTGCGGCTGTAAATACCCGGATTGCATCGGGCCTTGCATGGTTGTCATTGCCCCGTCAGCCAATCGAAATCCCTCCCATCTGTACGGCGCTGCGGCGCTGCTTGCTGTGCATCACGTATCGGATAGAACGCCTGCCAGCCTTTGCGCACAACCTCGCGCATGTATTCCTGCAAGCTCAGATTGCTTTGTGCAGCCATTCCAGCCAGCTTTTCGAGATTCTGCCCAATAGCACCCTTAGTTTCCGGTGCACGCTGCTTCTTGCGGTTGTCAAGCCATTCAATCAGCAATTCCCGCAATTCTGGATCCTGGGTATAATCCTCAATCGCTTTCTTCGCAGAGTATGCAGGTGCGCGCTTGCGCGTAGCAACGCTTTCAGCGTTGCATATATCTTGAGTATCGTTAGATACGAAAGATATATCTTCTATTATCTTCTTTCTATTTTCTATATTTGGTTTTGTTGGGTTTCTTTGGGTTTCTTTGGGTTTATCTGGGTTTTGTTGGGTTTCTTTGGGTTTTTTAGGTCTGCCGCCTTTGGAACCGTTTTTTGACTGTTTTTCAAGGAATTCATGGTCGATATCAAGGTTTCTTCTCATCACAGGCCATAGTATACGCTCACTCCCGCTGAACTCTGGCGCTGCTCCGTCTATCTCATAGTCGAGCATCGCACGCACCAAGCGCCCCACCTCAGCGTCACTGAGCGTCTCAAAATAGCATCTGTAATCGAGCCATAGTTTGATATAGGCTTTGTCCATAATTCAGTTGTCCTTTTCTTGATGGCCGTGCATATAGATGTATTCAGAATATGCCGCCATGTTTGCATACAGCCAGTCATCTGCTTTTTCCTTGCTCAAGTGCTCGCGCATCACGCGCTTTTCGTACACATACTCGCCGTTGATTTTCTTTTCAGCGATGCGGTCATGAATATCCGTTTCCGTGTAGTTCGCTTCGACAAGATAGAGATCATAGCCTTTGGCTGTTATGCCGTTCAGATTGTTTGTGTCAGTGGAGTAGAATAATCGCTCAACAGGTGTACTCGGCAATTCGATGTGCCAGCAACAATTCTGAACATCATGTTTGGTTTCCTGCGCCTTTATCCGGCACATACCGTTGTATATGTACCATCGCTCGGTGCTTATTACGTCAATCTGGCTTGCTTTAACGCCAGCATCCACAAGGGCTGCACATAACCACACGCAACAGGCAAAACGTAGTGTAGGACGCTCTCTGGCGAGCTTGCGCAGCGTGGCGGGGTTGAAGTGGTCTCCGTGGATATGTGTTAGCAATACGAGCTTTAAGCTCTTGTAATCGTCTGCAAGCCGGGAAAATGGAACGCCGCAATCAATCAATATTGTATTTTGAATGAGAACGGCGTTCCCTTGACTTCCGGTTGAAATTATCTTGTAGTCCATCTTACAGGCTGCTCAAGTCGATTTGCATCGGCTCGGCAGTGGCGGTCTTTGTTTCAACCGCCTGTTCCGTCTGCTGCTGTTCAAGCTGCGGTGCGGGCTGTGCAACAGATTCAAGGCGAACGTCCTTTGAGGATGCGACACGTTCTGCAATCAACTGTCCATCGTTTTCATGCGTGATGGTATCGTCGTGTTCAAGGGCAGTCTGCATGTCAATGCTCATGACGCCCCAACGGGAAATAAGCTGACGAAGCATAGTTTTCTTTGCCATGTCGTCAAAGTTCTTGTACCAAAAAGAGGAATATTTCCACATTTCGCTTTGCGGAACGTTTCCAGCCAGCAGATTTTCGTACCCTTTGCGGCTGAACGCTTTGGAGAACGTGTCTGCATGGGTCATCATCTTTTCTTTGCTCCAATACATCACCTTGCGGAATCCGTTCAAATACTCAAAGAATGCCATGTAACCGACTGTCGGAAGGGCATCACGCACATCATCGTCCTCAATGAACTTAAACCGAGCTTTCCCGGTTTCTGGGTCTTTGCCCATGTACTCGCCCTGCTTGATGACCATAACATCGAGGTCTTTATACTGCCCGCTGCGCAGCGCCAGCTGAATGTAACCCTTGTAACCAAGCACGAATGTGGCGGTGGTGGTTTCCGGGCGAATCATGTTGCCGTCTCTGTCATACTTGGCCTTTTGTTTGAACGGCACAAGGTAATACTGACCCAACTGCGGGGAAGGGCTGAGGTTGAGGCTTTCGCCCAGCAGCGCACCGGCAAGAATCGTACCGGCGTCGCATTCCTGCAAGGCCGGATTCACAGCGACAGCGCTCGTGATGCTGGCAGTGAAACTGCGGGCGCGGTCAGGGTCGCGCAGCGTGTTATTGATTAGGTTCTGGTAGCTCTGTGTCGTGATCGCAACGGAAAACTTCGGTTTCTGTGCCAACTGATTAGATGTCGTCATAGCTCATACCCTCCTGCATGATGAACTGTTTCAGCTTTTTCAGCTGCGCAATAGTGCCGCGAACGGCAAATTTAACTTCGTAGATTGTGGCCGGTGCTTGCTCCTGCACGGCTGTGGGCGCTTCTGTGGGCGTTTCTTCTGTCGGTGCGGTAACTTCTTCGATTGGCGGTTCTGCGGAGTCCTGCTGCGTTTCCTGCGCTTCGGAAACAGCCTTCTGAACCTTTTCTTCCGCCGCCCGCTGCTGTTCCAGTGCCGCGCGGCGCTGGGCTTCATACTGTTTTTGCAGCTTGATCTGTTCCTGCCGGGCGCGGATGGTGCTCAATGCAAGCGCCATGTTAAGCGATTTCTTGTATTCGACCATGAGTTCAGCGGCATTCTCATACCGGGAAAGCTCAAGAACTTCATTTGAGATTCTAAGAACGGTACTCGTAAGTGCGGTTTTGGTGCCGTTCACGCTGGTGGAAAGCCCAATCTTCAAGCCCATCTGCTCAAAGCGCAGCCAAGGGAGATTGTTTGCCTTGCAAAGCTCGCTGAAATAATCTCGGATGGCCTTTTCTTTGTCGGATTTAAGCCCAGATTCTACTTCGTCAATCCTCTTTTTTAATTCAGCATCGGCATTTTTATACGGTTCGGAGATGCACTCCTTATAAACCGCTTCAAACTGGTTGTACGGCTCCATGATGGCTTCTTTAACCCGCTTGCGCTGGTTTTCCATCTCTGCAAATTCCTTGCTCAGTTCGGTGCGGATGCTCTTTACATCTTTGCGGGTTTCTTCCGTGCAAACCAGCTGCATAGCATTCCGCGTGCGGGTTTCAACATCGGATTTCACAAGCTGCAAATGCTCCTCAATAATCGGGAGCTGTTTCAGCGTGATAACCTGTAACGCATTATCCATCTATCAATCTTCATCCTTTCTGATTGTGCTATCAATGCACGTTTCGCCCCAAATGCAATCCTCGCACATAATGGGGTGTCCGTATTCGTCAGCCGCGCCGCAGCCGGGAAAGTCAAGATCAGTCATCGGCAGGCACCTCCCGCAGCGTAACAGCAGCCCATCCGCCCAACAGGCAGGCAATAAGCCCGGCCAAAGATGCGGCCCCACCGCCCTGGGCAAGTCCGGCAGCGGCGCAAACAGTACCGATTGCGCAACCCAGCAGGGCAAAGTTTGCAAAGCACTTGCAAATTTTCACCGCGTGAGGTATAATACGGTTGATGAATTTTTTCGTCTGGCCGTTCCGGTGCTGCAACACCGGGGCGGCTATTTTTGTTGTGTTCATTTCTTCACGCTCCCTTCAAAATCACGGAAAGCGCACCACGCAGACTTTTCAGCGCTTCCAGATCAGCTTGCGAAATACTTGGTGCAGGTCCCGATTTACGTACATTCGCCACCGGGTAATATGTGGCAAATTCGTCATAAGTAATGCCAAGCGCCGCACATACCGCACTAACTTCCGGCCATGTCCAAATATCGCGGCTGTTGATGCGGTGGGAAAGCACACCGGGAGGAATTCCGGTTTCTTCCGCGAGGCTTTTTTGGTTATAGCCTTTGCTCTTGATAAGAGCTGTAAAAGCAAGGTTTGTCATGGTGGTTACTCCTTTCTTTCCGCAATCAGTTCACTTACAGTAGCCAACAAGATTTTCCATCGGCACCGAAAGAATCTGCGCCATTTTCTGAACCTTGTCTACGGTAGGTGTCGTCCGGCTGTTCTCCCAAAAAGATACGCACCCAGTCGAAACGCCGAGCTTTGCTGCAAGTTCACTCTGGGTGATTCCAGCCTTGCGACGTTCAAACTCTATTTTTGTCATGCGTGACATTCGTTTGTCTCCTTTCTTGTTTCTAACTATTATTATACTATAATAACTTAGCAAAGTAAATACTTTTGGTAAAAAAATATACTATGCGAATCATACAAGTTCGCAAAGTATAGTGCGCTGTTACGGCTCATTGGCGCGGCGAATGATTTCATCTAGGATTTCAAAGCAATCCTTGTTTGTGGCGGGGAGAAGCCACTCAAAGTTGATAATGGCCTGGTGCTTTTGCTGGTCAAAAGTCGCTGTCGGGTCGTACTTCCTTACACAGCGCCCATCCGGCAGGGTAACATATACATCTGCAATCCAGTAGGAATCCAGCACCGTTTCTGTCAAGCCATGCCGATACCAGTAGTTCGGCAGGCTGTTTTTGCTTCTATTGTCCGGGTAGCAGGCAGTCATGTCAACGCAGACTGTCTCGCCGCGTGGCGTCAGGCCGTTGAACGTGTAGCGGGTGCGTGTGCCGCCCATCTTCTCAACCCTGCAATCTTCCAACAAAATCATATTATTTGCTCCTTTCCGTTCGGTTGTTCCAGAGGTCGGCAACATCGATCCTCTGTTGTGCGTATCCGGGGTCAATGGTAGCACAGCAGTCATAGCAGCACACGCGCCAGCGGTCGCCGGCTATGTGTTCGTACCGCTCGTATACAACAGCCTTACTGCCGCAAAATGGGCAGGGGAGAAGTGACAAATCGCTACCAGGCTTAGGGATGTACACTTCTTTGATCGTCTCCATGATTTGCTCTCCTTAATAGTCCATAATATAAATGGGGCCGGGCGTTCTTGCAGGGATTGCGGAAATGGTTCCAGTCCTGTTGCACTCTTTCATCCAGCACTTGCCGTGCCAGATTGCTTGCCTCTCTGTCTTGTAAGCTTCGCCGCCCTTGACACCGAGATCGTATCCGTTGTTCGCGGCAATGTCTGCCGCATCCGGCTTAAAATGCCAATCATACATAGTTATTTGCTCCTCTCATTTAAATGAACCAATCCGTAATAGTAGTACCGCAAACCATGGCGAACAAAAGCCATATACAAAAGCCCTTGTGAATCGTTGCCAGCAGGTTCTCCCATCAAAAAGCCTTTGTGGCCGTCGCGGCGCAGGTCGCGCGGAAGTCTGTATGGCGGCATACAGTTCAACATGTCATTGTACACATCGGCGGTAATAAGCTGTCCGGGGTTGGCCTTAAATGTACCGTCGCGTTCCCAGTCTGCGCGGGTGTAGGTTTCAGCGGTGGGGCGATCGGCGGCCAGGTCACAATAGTGATCGTATACGATGCGGGCCTGTTCCAGGTCGTTTGTGATGAAGCACTCAATATCAGTTCCGTCAGGATACATTGCCATTACTTCAATGTATCCGCACTCGGCGGTGAGGTCTGCTGCGTCGATAACGATTCTGCGGCCCTGCCAGATGGGTTCAGAATGGTATAGCGTTTTCATGGGGTACTCTCCTTTGCAAAGTGTTATTCAGATTCGCCAGACAGACCGCACAGGAAAACTTTATGCTTGCCGTTCTTGTCACGCTTCCAGTCGCCGCCCAGAAGCTCAAACAGGCGTGCCATGTCGGCATAGCGGGCCATGTAGCGCTCTTTGTACTCGGGGTCTACATGCTGCGCTCCGTACCATTGGGATGTCATCGCATCTGCAAAGCGGTTCAGGCCATTGCGAAGGTCGTTCTCTTGTTTCTTAGTCATTTCAAATCTTCCTTTCTTACAGTCCGATAATGCTTGCGATTTCCGAAAGCGAGGAAGTGGCTTCGCTGAGTTCTCTGTCGAAGCTGCCATCCTTCTTGTACAGCCGCCAAACGTGGTCTTCCGGGAAATACTGTACATAGCCGTTATTGACCTCTACTACTTCCATCGGATAGTCAGTTAAGTATGTTTTTACGATCCCAATCAGAGTCCTTATCATTTCGGTTCCTTTCTAGCCTGCCATCATCAGCGCCGAGCGGCCATTCTCGGCGGACGCCCTTGCGGGCGTTTCGGCTATCAGTTGAAGTGCTTCCGTTCCCATTCTGCCATCTTCCGGCTGCGGATGTTGCTTTCGATTCTCAGCTTCAACGCTTCCTCGTCAACCTCGTTCTCCATCAGGTGGCGAAGCGGGAAGTACTGCTTGAGCTCCTTAATGTAGGCGCTTACTTGGTTCATGTTCAGGATTTCGGCTGCGTCGTAGATGATGAACTGCTCGAACTTGGTTTCGGTGCTGTTCTTCTGAAGCGCCCAGTCGAAGCTCTCCATGTTCTTCCATGCGATTGCTGCCATCTCTTTGCTGGTCATTTTGTTTTCCTCCTTGTACTTTGGGTGGGCGTGTGGTATACTTAGTTTACAAACTTTAGTTTTCTGCTTCTATAATTATTATACTATATTTATTATAGTTTGTAAAGTGCTTTTTTGGAATTTTTAAAAAAATATTTACTTTGATAATTGCGTAACAGTAAACCAAGGAGGTTCAAAATGTTTTGGGATAAATTTGTCATGTTATGTAATGAAAAAGGCAAGTCTCCAACAGTAGCATTGGAAGAAATTGGTCTTACGGCAGCAGTTGGAACGCAATGGAGCAACGGAGCACAGCCCAGAAAAACAAATGTTTATCAAGTAGCAAAGTATTTTAATGTAGACCCCAAAGAGCTTACTGACACAGAGTCTGATACGCCATTCTATAAAAACTTGTGCAGGATTAGCGCGGAACGAAATGAATCCGTAAGGTCAATTGCCCTCAAAGCAGGATTGTCAAATGCTGCGCCTACGAACTGGGCGAAAGGGAAAATGCCGACAGATGCAACAATCGCGAAAATAGCTGCATATCTTGGTACAACATCAGAAGATTTGCTCTCAGGAAATAGCCAGCCAAAGCAAAAAGAAAAGCCCACCGCACAAGGCGATGGGCTAATATCGAATTTGCCGCAAGATGTACAAGATCTCATTTCTCTTTGCCAAGAGAACCCGCAGTTTGCAAGCGCTTTGATAAATCTTGCGCAGCAGATACAAAATCGGTCATCTGGTCAGACGTAAAGGTTGAAACGATTTCAATAAGCTTTTCTGTGTCCGTCATTGCTGATTCCTCCCAAAAAATGTAAAGGTGGTTCTATTATGTCTAAAAATCAAATCGTACGATGGGTAATTGCTGTTTTGTGCATTTTGTTTGTTCCTGTATGCGGCAGCCCTGCTTCTGTTGTTTTACTTCTTGGAGCGGCAATCACCGTTGCGCCTGTCGAAGCAATTCAGCAGCACTTAAAAAAGCCATTAAACATTATTATCCCTGTAGTTTTCTTTGTAG